CGGGCTGAGAAGTCATCAGGCGATGAAGACAAGGTCGAACGGTACATGGACGGGACGCCGAAGTAGTGGGGCAGTGGTCTGCATGGTACGCGCATAGCCGGTGGAGGCGGTTCAGGCGCGCATACCTAGATCAGCATCCGCTGTGCGTGGAGTGTGAGCTGCAGGGCAGGATCACGCCAGCGACGGACGTCGATCATATAGAGCCGCACAAGGGGGACCGGGAGAAATTCTGGAGCGGTCCGTTTCAGGCGCTCTGTGCGGAATGTCACAGCCGGAAGACTGCCAAGGACGAAGGCAAGTCAGTCCGTCCGACAGTTTCTATCAATGGAGAGCCGGAGGGGTGGTCATAATCTCTATCGCGTACGTTCTGATATTCGACGTGCACAGTTTCCGTGCTTAAATCGTAATAATTTGGCAGTCATTTAACATTTTTCCGTAGGCTGAACCTATGAAACAGCGAGGCCGAAAATCAAGCGCGCAGCTAGCGGTTATCGACGGCAGCGGTAGCGGCCTGCCCAAGCCGCCCGCGGACTATGACGATTACCAGTCCGAACTGTGGTCACGCATCGTTGCCGAGAAACCGGCCGAGTGGTGGGACTCGGCAACTATGCCGTTGCTGGACGAGCTGGTCATTGTGTGCGTTGAGATCAATCGAATCGCTAGGCTGGTTCAGGATTTCGACATCAAGTCTGACGATGACGTTGCGGCGTACAAAAAGCTGCATGACATTTTCGAGAAGCTGAGCGGCCAGCGAAAGCGGCTAATGTCTTCGATGCGCCTGACACATCAATCGAGATACAATGCGCAATCGGCGGCGACCGCTGACAAGCGCGGCGGTGGCAAGAGGCCATGGGACGAATGAAGCGCAGCGAACGTAATGCTTGCTGGATCGAGAAGTATTGTCGGATTCCAGAAGGCGCGCTTGTTGGGAAAAGACCCAAGCTGACGAAGGAACAGCGCAAATGGCTAGAGCAGATTTATGATTCCCCGACCCGCACGTTCATTCTTTCAATGGGGCGCAAGAATGCGAAGACGGCGTTTAGCTGTTTTCTGTTACAACTACACCTGTGCGGCCCGGAAGCAAAGCGAAATAACCAGCTTTACTCGGTAGCCCAGGCGCGTGACCAAGCTGCAATCGTGTTCGGATACGCGGCCAAGTCTATCCGCCTTTCCCCGGAGTTGAGCGGCTACGTGGGAATCCGGGATTCGGCGAAGGAGATTTACTGCCCGGAGCTTGGGACAACGTACAAGGCGCTGTCGAAAGAATCGTCTACGGCGTATGGCTTGAGTCCGGCCTTTGTCGTGCATGACGAACTCGGGCAGGTTCGCGGGCCTCAGTCTGACTTGTACGATGCAATTGAATCTGCCGCGGGGGCGCAAGAGCAACCGCTGTCGGTCATCATCTCAACACAGGCCCCGACTGACGCCGATTTACTTTCGATCCTGATCGACGATGCCCTGAAGGGCGGCGATTCGATGACAAAGGTCGCGCTGTACCGCGCGGATGAGGATGATGATCCATTCGACGAGGCAACGATTCGGAAAGCGAATCCGCATTTCGACATCTTCATGAACCGTGAAGAGGTGTTGTCGCAGGCCGAAAAGGCGAAGCGGCTACCGAGCCAAGAGGCCAGCTACCGCAACTTGATTCTGAATCAGCGCGTTGAGGCGCGGTCGCCGTTCATTTCCCGTAGCGTATGGGATGCAAATGGCGCGATACCCGGCGACTTAGAAGGGCGTGAGGTATGGGGCGGGCTTGATTTGTCGGGAGTTCATGACCTGACCGCACTGGCATTGGTCGCTGTTGATGGCGATCACTATGACGTCGCATCATCGTTCTGGTTGCCTGAAGACGGCATCGCGGAAAAGTCAAAGAAAGACCGCGTGCCATATGACGTATGGGCACAACAAGGCCACCTGAATCTATCGCCGGGAAAGTCAATCGAGTACGAATGGATTGCCTACAAGCTGCGGGAGGTGTTCGACACGCATGATGTTCGCGCATTGGCTTTCGACCGCTGGGGCTTCAACCACCTAAAACCCTGGCTAATAAAGGCCGGATTCATGGAGCACGAACTGGAGCGGTTCGTCGAGTTCGGGCAAGGCTTCAAGGACATGTCGCCCGCTTTGAGGTCGCTTGAATCCGCGTTGCTCAATGAGCGGCTGCGTCACGGAATGCACCCGGTCCTGAGAATGTGCGCCGCCAATGCTGTGGCCCAGCAAGACCCGGCCGGCAACCGTAAGCTAGCGAAAGACAAATCAAGCGGGCGCATTGACGGCATGGTCGCGCTTGCAATGGCGGTCGGTGTTCTGAATCGACACGAAGAAGAGTCCCAGTCCGTGAGTCCTTGGGAGGACCCTGAATTCCAGATGGCGACGGTATGAAATTCAAATTTTGGACCCGCAACGCGGAAAACCCGGAAGTCCCGCTGTCGTCTCCGACCGCGCTGGCCGATCTTTTCGGGGACGCTTTCATCCCTACCGGATCGGGAATTGTGGTCACGCGGAAACGGGCGCTTGAAGTTCCGGCCTATTGGGCGGGCGTTCAGTTTATTTCCAACACCATCGCGAGCCTGCCGCTAAAGTTGTATCGGATCGGTTCGGACGGAAACCGTGAAGATGATTCTTCGAGCCCGATGGGAAGGATGCTAGCCCAGCGAGTCAACGGCAGTTGGACTTCGCACAAGTGGCGTAAGTGGTCCATGCAACAGACGCTGCTCGAAGGGCGTTCGCTGACGTGGATTGACCGACAGAACATGCGATTGAAGCCCTTGAATGTTTCCGCTTCCGCAGTCAGGACGAACAATCTGGATGAGGTTGTGTTCGACACTGAGGGCCGGTCTTTTCCTTCGGCCGATGTAATCGATATTCCATGGATGCTGGACGATGACGGTATCGACCATATCCGGCCACTGAAGGCGCACAAAGAAACGCTCGCGCTGGCTATTGGCTTGAATCGCTACGCGTCCAACTTCTTCGAGAATGGCGGCGTCCCACCGCTGGCGCTGGAAGGCCCGATCAATTCTCCGGGCGCTGCGGATCGTGCAAGCAACGACATTACCCAGGCGCTCAAGCGCAAGAAGAACAAGAACATCCTTGTCTTGCCGAGCGGCCATACGCTAAAACAGGTCGGATTCAATCCTGAGCAAGGACAGTTGATCGAAGCCCGGCGAATGCAGATCGAAGAGATCGCACGCATCCTGAACTTGCCGCCGATGTTCCTGCAAGACCTGACGCACGGGACATTTTCGAATACCGAACAGCAGGACTTGCACTTCGTCAAGCACTCGCTGACGCAGTGGCTCCGCGCGTGGGAACAGGAAATCAATCTGAAGATGTTCCCTGATGGCAGGCGCTTCGTTGAATTCAACGTTGATGGCTTGCTTCGCGGCGACTTCAAAACGCGCATGGACGGTATGGCGCAAGCGATCAATACCGCGCAGATGACGCCGAACGAAGCGCGCAAGAAAGAGAACCGGCCGCCGATTGAGGGTGGCGACAGACTTTATATTCAAGGCGCAATGGTGCCGCTGGAGGATATTGATGAGCAAAGAAACCAGGACGGCTCCGGCGAGCCTCAAGATTGAGAAGCGCAATGAAGACGATGATGCGCCTATTCTCATAGGCCATGCCGCGGTCTTCAATTCGTTAAGCGAAGACCTTGGCGGATTCCGGGAGCGAATCGAACCGGGAGCGTTCGCGCGATCTCTGTCAGATGATGTTCGGGCGCTGTTCAATCACGACACGAACTTCGTGCTCGGAAGGACTACCAGCGATAGCCTCACATTGCGCGAAGACGGCAAAGGGCTCGCAATCGAGATCATGCCGCCGCAGACGGCGTTGATTCGCGATCTTGTAATGGCCCCGATTGAGCGTGGAGACATCAATCAGATGAGCTTCGGCTTCCGGGTCCGGGCGGGCGGTTCTCGGTTTGAGGAAGATGACGAAGGCAACATTATCCGGACGCTGACCGATATCGAGCTGTTCGAGGTTTCGCCGGTGACGTTCCCAGCCTATCCGGACACCGACATTGCAGCAAGAGAATTTCGCAGCTACATCAAATCGAAGTTCGACCCATCGGAAGCGAAGCGTCGCATGAATGCGGCGATTGTCCGGCGCAAGATTACCCAAGATTTGCGTACTAGAAAGAGCCGGTAGCGGAACTCCCGCGCCGTTTTAACAGGCCCCGAATGGGGCTTTTTTTATGCCTGAAAGGAGGTACCTCAATGGCAAATGTAATGGAACTGCGGGAGAAGCAGCAGGAGCTTGTTGCAAAGGCCCGCGAAGCATTGGACCAGATCGACGAAGCGGATGAAACCCGCGCCGCTGAACTGGAAACCCAGCACGATCAGTGGATGGCTGAATACGATCAGCTTGACGCAAAGATCGAGCGCCAGCAGAAGGTCGAAGAGCGGGAAGCTCGTCTGGCTTCCGCACAGGACAACCCGCGCGCGCCGGAAGGCGGGAAGGAAGAGCGCAGCTATGACCAGGTATTTTGGGACTGGTGCCGGCGTGGCCGCGAAGGGCTGAACGAAGAAGACCGCAAGTTGATGCGGGAGATGCGCGCGCAGTCCACCGCTGCGACCGAAGGCGCTGAGTTGATCCCGGAAGGTTTCGTGCCGGAACTGGTCAAGAGCCTTCAGGCGTTCGGCCCGATGCTGGACCCCGGTGTTACTCGCCAGATCACCACGTCCAGCGGCAACAAGCTGCCGTGGCCTACGATGAACGATACGTCAAACAAGGGCGCGATTCTCGCAGAGAATACGCAGGATACCGAACTTGACGTGGCGTTCGGCACGAAGGAACTGGATGCGTTCAAGTACACGTCCAAGGTTATCCGCGTGTCGGAAGAAATCCTTCAGGACGATGCGGTCGGCATCGAAGGCATCATCCGAGATGCGATGGCAGAGCGTCTTGGGCGGATCGTCAACGAACACTTGACAGTCGGCACGGGTTCTGGCCAGCCGAATGGACTCGTTACCGCTTCGGCTCAGGGCTTTGAGGCCGCTGGGGCCGCCGCCATCGCGTTCGATGACATGATCGAACTCTACCATTCGGTTGATCCTGCCTACCGAACCAGTGGACAGTTGGCGTGGATGTTCAACGACACGACATTGAAGCTGCTTCGGAAGATCAAGGACACCGAAGGCAACTTCATCTGGCAGCCTGCCAGCGTGGCGACTGAACAGCCTGCAACGATCCTCGGCACTCGGTTCGCGATCAACCAGGACATGCCGAATGTCGAGGCATCGGCCAAGTCGGTCGTGTTCGGTGCGATGGATCGTTACATCGTCCGGCGCGTTCGCGAGTTTGCGGTTCGTCGACTGGTCGAGCGCTACGCAGATTTCTATCAGGTCGGCTTCCTCGGGTTTGGCCGGTTCGATGGCGAGCTGTTGGATACCGCCGCTGTCAAGCACCTGGTTCACCCGGCGGCGTAATCCGCTGATGGCGGGGCTCCGGCCCCGCCTTTTTGGAGGGCAACCATGAAAATTGAAGTACGCATGTTGACCAGCATGTCAGGCGATCCGACGTGCAGCTATGGCGACACGATCAAAGTAGATGCCAAGACTGCCGAGCGATGGGAGCAGCAAGGCGTTTGCGAAGTCGTGAGGCAATCCCCGCGTGCCCGCAGCGAGAAGACCGTAAGCAAGAAGTCCAAGAATGAAACTTGAGCGAACCGTTGCCCCGGCTGCGGTTGTTTCGGTGGCCGATGCGAAGGCACACATGCGCGTCGCCACCAATGCAGATGATGGCTATATCGCAGACCTTGTGCAGCAGGCATCAGACTTCATCGAAGGCCCGTATGGTTCCGGGCTTGCGCTGAATGAACAGACGTGGCGGCTCCACCTTGACAGCTTCCCGCGTATTATCCGCATTCCGATCTGGCCGGTGAAGTCGATTGTGTCGATTGCCTATACCGACACCGACGGCGTTCAGCAGGCGTTGACTGATTTTGATGCGGACACGAAAGGCAATCCGGCTGTCATCGCGCCGGTAAGCGGTGCCGTGTTCCCGCAGACCAAGCGGCAATTCAATTCCGTGACCGTGGAGTTTACGGCTGGATTCGATACCGTTCCGCGTGATCTTATCGGGGCGATTCTGTTGCTGGCCGGACACTGGTACGAAAACCGCGAAGCGTCCGTCATCGGCACGATCACGGCCAATCTCCCGCTGTCCGTTGAAGCAATCCTCGGCAAGTATTCGGTGAGAGGGTTTGCCTGATGGCGATATCCAGGCCGGGCCAGATGCGGCACAGAATCACGGTGCAGGAAAAGACCGTGGCGCAGGACCCGGCGACCGGCATTGAGTCCGTCGAATGGACAGACAAGCATGTCGATATACCGGCAGCCGTTCGGCCTTTGACATCGCGGGAAATGCAGGCAGCGGCCGCGCGCCAGTCTGAGGTGTCGGTAGAGTTCGAGTTACGCGCCGGTTTGTCGATTACCGGGGCAGATCGAATCCTGTTCGAGGGCGAGGCGTGGGAGCTGGAACCCCCGACGCTGGACGAGACCCGGCAGCGTCGGATGAAGATCAAAGCCGCGCGGGGGCTGACAAGTGGCTGACATCAAAGGGCTTCGGCCCGCACTCCAACTGATCCGTGATCTACCGGACGGTATCGGCGCAAAAGGCGGCGGCCCCGTTCGGCGCGGTTTGATGAAAGCCGCCTTGCTGTGGAAGAAGCAGGTAGAACAAAATGCCGCCGGGCTTGGTCCGGGCGAGAAGAACAAGCGCACGGGCACCATCCGGCTAAAGGATTCGATCATTCGTCAACGCGACCCTGACCCGCAGCGCGACGGCTTCGCTGAGCGCGTGTTCATCGGCTACCGCGCTTCTGCATTTTGGGGCGCGTTTGTCGAAAACGGCACGGAGAAACAGAGTGCGCAGCCATTCTTGCGCCCTGCACTGGATCAAGTCGGAGAGAAACCGATCGGCGTATTCGCGCGATCAGTTGAATTGGACATTGAGAAATTCGTCAAGGAAAGGCGCCAGCTATGATCCCGCCGGTATTCTCGTTCCTGAACGTCGCGCCAGTGAACGCGTTTGTCGATATGCGCATTCACTTCATTGATGCCGGCGATTCTCCGACGTACCCATACATCCGGTGGTTCGTTCCGAGCGGCGCGGCCGGAAACTATCTCGGGCAGCCGCCGAACGTGGACAATGACCGCGTGCAGATCGACTGCTTCACGCGGGACAGGCAGCAAGTCCTGGACCTTGCTGATGCCGTGCAATCGGAACTGGACAAGCACGGACACCAACTCGTGAAGATCATCCACACAATTGAC